CAACCCCCTACCCCCTTCCCCGGAATTGGCGCTGGCAGAGGTGGACGACCTACCCCGGCAGGACAGCATCGCGTTGAGGGCGACGGAGTACATCGGGCGGGCCGTGGCGGTGACCGAGGCCGTGCGCCTGCTGTGCGACGAGTTCAAGGTCACCCGTGGCCAGGCCCGACGCTGGTTAACCGAGGTCCGAGGGTTGTGGACCGAGAAGGCAGCCGAGGCCGTCGAGCATCATCGCGGGGATGTGATCGCGCGGCTCACGACCGCCATCGCAGAGGCTCGCGCGGCCGGGGACCTGGAGACCTACGCGCGGCTTGAGGCCCTGTACGTCAAGGTCATCGGCGCCGAGAAGGCGCCGGCCACGGCGGGCGCCGGGAGGGACCCCGAGGCCATCGCGCAGGAGCTGCTCGACGCGCTCGACGCTCATCAGTCCAAGCGCCTGACCATCGAGCCCGGCGAGCCCGAGTGACCGAGGCCGCCACACCGCTGCTCGACCGCCTCGCGGACCGCGTGTCCGCGATGCCCCCGCCCGAGATCCGGGCGTTCGTGCGCGGCCTACCAGACTCCCTCCGCGGCTCCCTCGCATGGTGCATCCGCGAGCGCGAGAAGCAGCGCGCGCTCCACGACCTCGGGCACTTCGTCCGCCGCTACCTCGCGGAGTACCTGACCGAAGCCCCCGCCGACCAGCACGCGCAACTGATGGCGGAGTTGACGCTGCTCGGTCAGCGCCTACTCACGACCGACGACGGCGAGCGGGCGGCGGGCTACGGCGTCGCGCTCCCTCGTGGGTGGGGCAAGTCGACGATCTGCTCGCTGTTCTATCCGCTCTGGCTCCTCTGCCGCGGGGAGCCGTTCATCCTGCTCGTGTCCGACACGTCCGCGCAGGCGTGCGAGCGCGCCGACGAGATCCGGGCCGAGCTCGAATCGAACGAGCTGCTACGCCGCGACTTCGGCGCCCTCGCTCCGCACGCACGCAAGCGCGGGGCCGACGAGCCGGCCGGGCAAGAGAAGTGGACGCAACGCGACTTCATCTGCTCGAACGGCACCCGCGTCTCGGCGCGCGGCACGGGCTCGCGCGTCCGCGGCTTGAAGCAGAGGGCCAACCGCCCCACCGCGCTTATCGTTGACGACCTCGAAAACGACGAGGCCGTCGAGACCGTTGGCCGGCGCCGCAAGACGCTCCGGTGGCTCAAAAAGGCCCTGCTCCCGTGTCTCGACCCACGGCGCGGCGTGGTGCTCGTCAACGGCACCATCCTCCACCGCGACTCCGCCCTCGCGACGGTCCTACGAACCGCGGCCGAGTGCGCCCCGGGCGAGCCGGTCCCGTTCCGCCGCTACGTCAAGCGCCGCTGGAAAGCCGTCGTCGAGGACGAGCACGGCAACCGCCGCTCGACGTGGCCCGCGCGGTTCACGCTCGAATTCCTCTACTACCTGCGCGACGAGGAGTTGGGGTCAATCGTCTTCTCGCAGGAGTATCAGAACGAGCCAGTCGACGACGAGACGACGCGCTTTAAGTTGGACTGGCTCACCGCGGCGAAGTCGCGCGGGGCGGCCTACTCGTTCATCCGCGCGCCGGTCCCGACGTCGGAGTGTTGGGTGGTCGTCCAGGCGTGGGACCTCGCGCTGGAGTTCGACGAGCGGGCCGCGCGGAAGAAGGACTCGGACTACTCGGTCGGTGTCACGCTCGGGCTCGACGCAAACGACCACGTGCGGCTACTCCGTGGCGTGCGTCGTCGCGGCCTGACGCCGGTCCAGTTGTGGTCGCTCATCGCGGCCGAGTTCGAGATCGTGCGCCCCCGCATGGTCGTGATGCAAAACACGCCGTTCGAGAAGATCCACCAGTGGGTGCTCGGCGGCGCGAGTGGCATCCCGATCGTGGGGCAGTCGGCGGCGAAGGGAAAGCACGACCTCGCGGAAGGCATTCCCGCCCTGTCGGTGCTCTTCGAGTCGGGCAAGGTCGTCCTGCCCTACGGTGACGATGCGGACGCGCGCGGGTTCGTAGACGTGCTCTGCGACGAGCTACACGGGTATCTCGTGGAGGCGCACGACGACACGCCCGACGCCTTCAACATCGGCTGGACGCGGCTGCGGGAGTTCGTCGGCACGCGCAGGGCGGACCCCGAGCTCGCGGCGGTGAATGCGAGGGCGAGGATGGGGCGGCGGGTGCAGGCGCTTGGGTCGTTCTAGCCTTGCCGTTCAATCCCGCGTGCGGTAACAGCGGACGTGCCCCCCTCGCTGCCCGCTGTCGAAACCTCGCACGTCGCCCCGGAGATGGCCTCTGCCCTCGCGGCGCGCACCGGGGCGGCGGTTAAGCGCGTCTCCTCGGCCGAGTTCGGGACCTCTGGCATCGAGTTCTTCAACGGCTTCGTCAACGACCCGTCGGAGTACAAGGGCACCTTCCGCGACCTGCGGACGGCGCTCCGTGAGTACGAGAAGATCCGCCGCTCCGACCCGACGACCGCGGCCTGTCTCGGCGCAATCGAGTTGATGGTCGGCGGGGCGGAGTGGACCGTCAAGCCGCCGAAGGACCCGAACGCCGTCGAGCAGGACGCGGCCGAGCACGGGCAGCGCGTCCTCTTCTCGTTCCCGTCCGCGCCGTGGTCGCACACGATTCACCACGTTTCGGGGACGATGAGTTGGGCGGGCTTCGCCATCCTCGAAGCCGTCTACGCGCTCGACGATGACGGGCGCGTGGTCGTCCGTCGCTTCGCCCCGCGACTACCGCACTCGATTTCCAAGTGGAATTGGAACGACGCCGACGGTCGCCTCGACTCGATCGAGCAGGACGTCATGGGGCCGAACGGGCGGGCGCCTAAGCCCATCCCGCGCGACCACCTGATCCACTTCATCCTGCTCCCGTGGGGCGATGACCCTCGCGGCCTGTCGCCCATGCGCCCCGTGTACAAGCCGGGCTGGCTCAAGGGCGAGTACGAGCGGATCGACGGCGTGGCCTACGAGCGCCAGGGCGTCGGCATCCCCGAGGCGACCGTCCCCGACAACGCGCAGGCCGACACGATCCGCGAGGCGGAGAGCATCTGCCAGAGCGTGCGCGCGAATGAGCAGGGGTTCATCGTCCACAAGGAGTCCATCAAGTTCAACATGGTGGACATGAAGTCGGAGGGCACCAAGGATTGCGACGCCGCGATCCGACGGTGCGACGAGCAGATCGCCCGCGCGTTTCAGGCGGCGGTGCTGATGCTCGGCACGACGGCCTCCGGCTCGCGCGCCCTCGGGGCCGAGCTCGGGGAGATGTTCCTGCTCTCGATCGAGGCGCACCACAAGGCCATCGCGGACCCGCTCAACGCGCTCCTCGCGCGCCTCACGCTCTGGAATTTCGGCCCCGGCGTCCGCCCCCCGACCCTCATCGCGACCTCGCCCTATCACCGGCGCGACCCGGAATCGATGGCGCGCTTGTACGCCATCCTCCGCAACGTGGGCTTCCCCCTCGGCGCGAACGACGCGGCCCACGTCCGCAAGCTGGCCGTGCTCCCCGAGGACCCGGGCGAGCCCATCGCCCCGCGCCCCGTGGCGACGTTCCCGGGAGCGCCTGCGCCGGAGATGCCCCCGGGCGCCAAGAAGCCCACTGCGGACGACGACAAGGGCGACGACGAGGGCAAGGAAGCGAAGCCGCAGGACGGCGAGAAGGGCGAGCACGAGGATGACGCGCCCGAGGCTCACACGCACGGGGCCTGCGGCCACGCGACCCCCTACCGCTACGGGGCCGAGCGCCGCTTTCGTCGCGACCTGACCAAGTGGGAGCACGCCGTCGGTCTGCGCCAGTTGGAAGCCGCGATGGATGACGCGGTGGAGACCGCCGAGGGAGCGACCGCGGCCATTCGTGCCGCGGCGGTCAAGGACCTCGCGGGCGACATCTCGCGCATCGTGGCGGCCGGCGCGGCGGGCGACTTGAAGCAGATCGCACTCGCTCCGGCGACGCGGGCGGCGCTTGAGGAGCAGGTTCGCGCGGTCCTCTTCGACCTGTACCTCTTCGGCCGCTCAACCGTGCGTGGGGAATTGGACCGCCTCGGGCTGTCGAAGGCGGGCGCCACGGCGCTCGCGTTCGACGACGACGACCGCGACAAGCGTATCAACGACCTGCTCGGCTCCGAAGCCGACCGCGTGACGACCGAGATCGTCAACCGCGTGGAGGGGTCCGCCAAGGAACTCGCCACGGGCGAGATGCGGACCAAGGGCGCGGGGTTGTCGAAGGTCGGGGCCGCCATCGCCAAGGCCGCGCAACAGGCCGTGCGAACCGCCGTCGGGCGCACCGTCTCGGGCGCGCTCAACACGGGCCGCGACGTCGAGATGCGCGTTGCCGCCGAGGCGGGCATCGCGGAGAAGGTCCAACTTTCCAGCGTGCTCGACGAGAATTCCTGCGACGTGTGCATCGAGCAGGATGGCAGCGAGACCACGATCGGCTCGTCCGAGTACGCGGTCCTGACGCCGCCGCTCAACGAGTGCAAGGGCAAGGGATACTGTCGCTGCATTCAGGTCATCGTGGGCGAGGAGGACGTGTCGCTCCTGCCGCCGCGCGATGGGGACGTCGAGTGACCACGGAGATTCGGTGCCAATGCGGGAAACTCCTGGGGGTACGGACGCCGGATGGCCGGTTCGCAGCGACGATCCTGTGTCGGGGCTGCGGAGTCCTCGTGGCGCTGGACCTGACGTCGGCGGACCCGGCGCCGCAGCCAACGATGGCGACCCGGGCGGCGCGCCACAGTTCGATCTCGCGTTCGTCGTCGCGCGGCGAAGGCAGGCGGACGGCGTGACTCAGGTGGTCATCGGGGAGTTGCACGACAAGCGCCCCGGCACGACGCGCGAGAAGCTGGACCTGCTCGTCGCCGCGGTCGAGGGCCTGCGTATCGACGCGCAGGCGGAGGCCACGGCGCGCGTGTTGCACCGGCAGTTGGAGGCGCCGCGCATCGCGCTGCCGGTGGGCCGCGTGCGGTGACACCGAACACCCGCGCTTGACGTTCAATCGGGCGCGTGCATCCTGACCCTAGCAGCCGCCCCCAGTGTCCTAGAGGCCGTGGGCGTCGGAAACGACGCAACCCATGGACCTCGCCGCACTCCCCAGGCAGTTCGCAGGGCTCCCCGAAGAGGCTCAGCGCCTCGCCGCGGGCATCCTCGACGCCGCGAGCGCGGCCGGTGTCTACGGCGACGCGGCCATCGCACTCGCCCGCACCGGCGTCCGTCGCATCTACCGCGAGCACGAGGATACGGGCGCGTGGTCCAAGCGGCCTGACAACGAGGTCGTTTGGGCCTACCGCTTCGCGCGTGAGGACGCCGCCGCTGGCGAGCCCCTGCGCCTGAACGGCGCCGACGCCTTCGACCTCGACGCGACCACCAAGCAGCCGGTCAAGGCCACTTGGAACGGCGTCGAGTACGTCGTCGGCAAGCCGATTCAGATCTGCCGCGAGGGTGTGTTCGCGAACCACCCCGGCAAGCCGAAGCTCGACTTCTCGGCCGCGAAGCTCGTGCAGGCGATCGCCAACTGCAAGGGCGAGAAGCGCCACGTGGCGCTCGACTACAACCACGGCACGCTGACCATGGGCCCAGAGGCCGTCGCCGCGGGCATCGTGCTCAGTGACACGCTCGAACACCGCCCTGGCATGGGCCTGTACGGACGGCCCTACTACACCGCAAAGGCGGCCGAGGGCGTGGCATCCGGCGAGTGGACCGGGATATCCCCGCTCTGGTCGGCCAACGCTGAATCGTTCGAGCGCCCCGGTGAGTTCATCGGCCCGATGCTGTACGGGGCCGCGCTTTGCAACGTGCCCCATCAGGCCGGGATGGAACCCATCGCCGGGCTTGAGATGTTCCGCGCCGCTCTCAGCGCCGCGCACTCGCACTCGACTCCCACGGAGGAAGACATGTCGAAGCTGCTCGATGCCCTCAACGTCAAGGACGAGGCGGCGGCGCTCACCGCGCTTACCGCTCTCCAGGCCAACGCCGCGGGGCTCGACAAGCTCGCCGCGACCCTCGGTGTGGACGCCACCCCCGACGCGCTGTCCAAGGCGATCGACGGCATCCTCGCGGACAAGACCGCGCTCTCCGCGCAGGTCGCGACGCTCACGACCGAGGCCGACGCGCTCAAGGCCGAGGCCAAGGGCAAGGCCGTGGACGAGGCGGTCATGTCCGCCCTCGCCGCGGGTAAGCTCGTGAAGGCGCAGGAGGCGTGGGCCAAGGGCTACGCGGCGGCCGACCTCGTGGGCTTCAACGCCTTCGTCGCGGCGGCCCCGAAGATCGTCGCGCTCAACGTCGCGCACGGCGTCGACGGCAACGGCACCGAGGGCGAGGTCGACGTCGGCGGCGAGCCCACGCGCGAGACTGCGCAGGCCGCGCTCTCGAAGGCCGCGGCTGACTGCTTCGCCAAGTACGGCGCGAGCCACGGCATCAAGTCGAAGGCGGACGCCTACGGGCGCCTGTCCGAGTTCCCCGAGTTCGCTGACGCCCGCGCCGCCTACGGCAAGGCGTTCAGCGCCCAGTAGCACACCGGCACCACGCAACAGGAGAGAGCACGATGAGCACGCAGAACTTCGCAGGACGTGAGCCGGTGTCGTTCGAGGCCGGCGAGGATCTCAGCACCTACCAGTACAAGCTCGTGAAGTTCAACGCGAGCGGACAGGTCATCCACTGCAACGGCGCGGGCGATGTCCCCATCGGCATCCTCCAGGACACGCCGGCCGCCGCGGGCGATCCCGCGTCCGTGCTGCCGCTCGGCCCCGTCGTGAAGGTCTACTGCGACGGCCAGTCCGTGAACATCGCCGCGGGCGACCCGATCGGCACGAGCGCCACGTCGACGGGCATCAAGAAGACGACGGACAAGGACCACGTGATCGGCCGCGCCTGCGAGGCGTGCACGACCGACGGCGTGCCCATCCGCGTGCTCCTGACCCCCTGCGACATCGGCGTGTAACGCGCCTGTCACCCAACTTCGAGAAAGAGAGGACACACCATGAGCCGCCCCACGATGCAGCAGGTTCACCGCGACGGCGCGATGACCGAGATCTCGGTTGCGTGGCAGCCGCAGAAGTTCATCAACGACACGATCTGCCCGGTGGTCGAGGTCGAGCACGACTCCGACGAGTTCCCGATCTGGTCCGACGCCGACTTCCACCGCGACGAGGCGCAGGTCCGCGCCCCGGGCGCGCTGGCGGCCGAGGTGGAGCAGGGCCTGACGTGGGGCGCCTACCAGCTCAAGGGCTGGGCGGCGAAGGCGTATCTCGCCGACGAGCACGTCCAGAACGCGGACGCGGTGCTCGACCTCCGCTCGCAGCGCGCGAAGCTGGTCAAGGAGAAGATGCTGCTCAAGCGCGAGCGGCAGTTCGCCCTGAACCTCTTCAAGTCCGGCGTGTGGACGTCCGACGTCGCGCTCACGAGCGGCGACCGCTGGGACGTCACGACGTCCAGCTCGCCCTACGACGACATCGACGACGCGCGCGAATCGATGCGGACCGCCACGGGCGAGATTCCGAACGTGATGGTCATCGGCGCGGCGGCCTACAAGGCGCTCAAGCGTCACCCGGACACGCTGTCGGCTCTCACGCACATCGGCCAGTCGGTCGCGACGCTGGCGGACATCGCCAAGCAGGCCGAGATCCCGACCGTGCTCGTCGGCAACGCGATCCACACGACCTCCGCCGAGGGCGCCGCGACGACCGTGAAGGGCGACGTGTGGGGCAAGTCGGTCCTGCTCCTGTACGTCGCGCCCACCCCGGGCCGTGACATCCCCTCGGCCTGCTACACGTTCATGTCGCGGTACGCGCGCGACGTCGTGAGCACGTGGCGCGTCGAGGAGCGCAAGGCCGAGGCGTTCCAGGTCGACTCGCGCTGGCAGCAGAAGTGCGTCGCCCCGGGCCTCGGTCGGTTCATCGGCACGGTGGTTTCGTAGGCCCACAGGCGCAGACGGGAGGCCACACATGAAGCGGCTCATCTTCGCAATCGTCATGCTCGCGGCGCTCGTCTGCGCCACGGTCTACGCCGGGGGGCGTCTCGAAACCCACAACGGGATGGTGGTCAACGGCCCCATCTTCGTCGGCAAGGGCCAGTGCTCGACCGTCACCGGCGCGGGCCTGTGCTCGGCGGGCCCGGTCGAGTTCAACTCGACGGTGCAGTTCGACGGCGCGCTCACGCTCTCGTCGCCCATGACCCCGGCCAACGGCGGCACGGGCCTCGCGACCTACACCATCGGTGATCTCGTCTACGCCTCGGGGGCGACCACGCTTTCGAAGCTGATCGACGCGGCCACTGGCAACGCGCTCATCTCGGGCGGGGCCGGGGTCGCTCCGTCCTACGGCAAGATCGGCCTGACCACGCACGTCTCGGGTACGCTGCCCGTCGCCAATGGTGGCACGAACAGCACGACGGCTCTCTCTGGCTCCGCAATCATGGTGTCGAACGGCACCGCGATCGTACAGGGCGACGCGGGCACGACGACCACGCTGTTGCACGGCAACGCGGCCGGGGCTCCGACCTACGGCGCGGTCGCCCTCGGGACCGATGTCTCGGGCGCGCTCCCGCTGGCGAACTTCACCGACGGCACGACTGGTCAGGTGCTCCGTGCGGGAGACGCGCTGGGAGACCCCGCGTGGGCCTCGCTCGACCTGACGGCCGACGTGGGGGTCAGTGTGCTCCCCGTCGAGAACGGCGGCACGGGCGCTGCGACGCTCGCCCTTAATGGCGTGCTGTTCGGCAACGCGACCAGCGCGGTGGGCGCCACCGTCGCCGGCACGGACGCGCAGATCCTCGGCAACGTCGCCGGGGTCCCGACGTTCCTGACCCTGAGCAGCGATGCATCGATTGACAACACGGGCGCGGTCACGGTCTCGAACGCGGGCACCGCGGACGCGCTCACTGGCAATCCGGCCGACTGCGGCGCCAACGAGTTCTGCAACGGCACCGGGGCCGACGGCGCGTGTCTCTGTGCGGCGCTCGGCGACGCCGACATCCCCGACGGGATCACGGTCACTCTCGCCGGCACGGCCACTGCGCTCGCGTCCGACCCGTCGGACTGTGGGGCCAATGCCTTCGCGACGACGATCGCGGCCTCGGGCAACCTGACGTGCGCGACGCCCGCGCTCGGGACCGACACGAGCGGGAACTTCGTCGCGGGCGTCGCGTGTGGCGACGTCCTGAGCGGATGCGTGGCGGACTCCGAGGGCTCGGCCCCGACCATCGGAGTGGCCGACGGCGCGATCACGGCCGACAAGCTCCAAACGGCGCCGACCAACATCGCCGGTGACCAGACGATCGACCTCAGCACGAGCAACGCGACGTGCGGCGGCGGCGCGGACCCGTGTGTGACGAACCTGACGCTCGACGGCGAACTGACCGTCCCTGTCGTGACCGTGACCGACGGCCTCGACGTGCAGACCACCAACACATCCGGCACCGCGCTCGG